GCTGTTATCACTCGTGGAAGTTTTCAATGGCAAAACGGGATCAAAGACACGGAAGTAGAATTTGTACCTAATTTAAACGGTAGATTTAATATTAGCTGGGTTTTACCTAATAATTTACAAAATAGAGTAATAGTAAAAAATGGAATTAAATATCCTGGTAATGAACATATTGGAGCTTTTGGCTGTGATAGTTATGATATATCCGGTACAACAGACGGTAAAGGATCTAAAGGCGCTTTGCATGGCCTTACTAAATTTAGTATGGAAGAAGCACCTGCTAATAAGTTTTTTTTAGAATATATAGCTAGGCCAGCTACGGCTGAAATGTTTTTTGAAGATGTACTTATGGCGTTAGTTTTTTATGGGATGCCTATACTTGCAGAAAATAATAAACCTAGATTATTATATTATTTAAAACGTAGAGGATATAGAGGTTATTCAATGAATAGACCTGATAAAGTTTGGAATAAATTATCTGTTGCTGAAAAAGAAATAGGTGGTATACCAAACTCAAGTGAAGACATAAGACAGGCCCATGCCGCAGCAATTGAAACCTATATTAACAATTATATAGGTATTAAGCCAACAGGCGATCATGGTGATATGTATTTTAATATAACATTAACAGATTGGGCAAAATTTGATATAAATAAAAGAACAAAGTTTGACGCAGCTATTAGCTCAGGTTTGGCTATTATGGCTTGCAATAAAAATTTATACGCACCAAAAGCTATGGTGCAATTAAAGGATAAAGTTAATTTTAGCTTTGCTAAATATAACAATAAAGGAAATTTTTCAAAAATAATACGATAAATGGCACAAACATTTAAACACGGTATTTTCCCTAGTCAGTCAACACCTGACGCTGAGAAAGCATCTTCACAATATGGAATGCAAGTAGCTAAAGCTATAGAAGCTGAGTGGTTTAAAAAAGATTCAGGAAGTACTCGTTATTTTGCCAATAGAGATAACTTTCATAGATTAAGATTATATGCTAGAGGTGAACAAAGTATACAAAAATATAAAGATGAATTGTCTATAAATGGTGACTTATCTTATTTAAATTTAGACTGGAAGCCAGTGCCTATAATACCTAAGTTTGTAGATATAGTCGTTAATGGTATTTCAAATAGAACTTATGATTTAAAAGCATATTCAGTTGATCCTGTTGCTACTAAAAGAAGAACAGAATTTGTTGAAAATTTATTAAATGATATGTATGCTTCAGACTTTGCGAATAAAATACAACAAGGCTTAGGGGTAAATACATTTTTTAATGAACAGCAAAATATACCTGATGATGAAGAAGAATTACAAGTGCATATGCAGTTAAGCTATAAGCAAAGTATAGAAATTGCACAAGAACAAGCAATTAATAATGTATTTGATTTAAATAAATTTGATTTATTAAAAAGAAGATTAGACTATGATATAGCTGTTGTTGGTATGGCAGCTGTTAAAAATAGTTTTAATACAGCAGAAGGAATTAAATTAGAATACGTTGATCCTGCTAATTTAGTTTATTCTTATTGCGAGTCTCCTTATTTTGATGATTTATATTATGTAGGAGAAATAAGAACAGTCAGTATGATTGAACTTAAAAAACAATATCCTTATCTTACAGAAGAAGATATAAAACAAATAGAAGGTAGAGGCTCTGACTCAAGATTAGCTAATAAATCTTATACATCAGAAAGTCAGGATAAAAATTTTGTTAACATATTATATTTTGAATATAAAACATTTGAAAATCAAGTATACAAAATTAAAAAGACTTCAACTGGTGCAGAAAAAGCTATAGAAAAAACTGATCAATTTAATCCACCTAAGGATGCAAGATCTAGATTTGAAAAAGTAAATAGATCAATAGAAGTATTATATCAAGGTGCTAAAATAGTTGGACATGAAAATTTATTAGAATGGAAAAAATGTGTTAATATGACACGTCCAAAAGCTGATATAACAAAAGTACAAATGAGTTACAATATTGTAGCTCCTAGAATATATAAAGGAAAGCCTGAATCTTTAGTTAGTAGAATGACATCTTTTGCTGACATGATTCAAATAACGCATTTAAAATTACAACAAGTATTATCCAGACTTGTCCCTGACGGGGTATTCTTAGATGCGGACGGCATTGCTGAAGTGGATTTAGGTAATGGAACAAATTATAATCCGCAAGAAGCATTGAATATGTATTTTCAAACTGGTAGTGTTATTGGTAGATCAATGACACAAGACGGTGAATTTAATAATGGCAGAGTACCTATTCAAGAATTACGAGCATCAGGCGGTAATACTAAAATTGCAAGTTTAATTCAATCTTACAATTATTATTTACAAATGATGAGAGACGTTACAGGATTAAATGAAGCAAGAGATGGTAGTATGCCAGATCAAAAATCATTAGTAGGTTTACAAAAATTAGCTGCTGCTAATAGTAATACAGCAACTAGACATATATTACAAGGAGGCTTGTATCTTACATTAAAAACAGCAGAATCTGTATCTTTAAGAATATCAGATGTATTAGAATTTTCAAGTACTAAAAGATCTTTTATTCAATCGTTAGGAAGATTTAATGTTGGTGCATTAGATGAATTATATACTTTACACATGCACGATTTTGGAATATTTTTAGAATTAACACCTGACGATGAAGAAAAACAATTGCTTGAAAATAATATTCAAATGGCAATTACTCAAAAACAAATTGAGCTTGAAGACGCCATTGATGTTCGTGAAATTAAAAATTTAAAATTAGCTAATCAATTATTAAAGCTAAGAAGAAAAAGAAAAGAAGAAA